CTATGCTAAAGCTAAGAGCAGGAGCAAAATACTCAAGCACTGTGACAGATACCTCTCTAGTATCAGACCAACGCCCACGGCTATCAGATACTCTTGCTCTGATTTTGATTGTGCCGTGGTAGTTCATAATACCAAGACTGCCACCGTTTGAACTCGTAGACTGGTTTTTACCAACAATTTCAGCATAGTATCCAGTGATGGATGAGCCGTAGGAACCAACTGCACCATTAAACCCTACCTTGATGTTAGAGATGACCTGAATGAACGTATCAGCTTTAGGGATAAGGTTCTGAGCAGTATTATTTAAGTCTGATAATGATATCCCTGTAAAATTAGGCTTGACATTAGCTGGCACGCTTGCCGTGAATGTGGTTGACTGTGTGCCTGTCTTGGTAGAGCCTGAATAGGTATCGACAAAGATAGTACCTGTACCACTAGCAGAGTTTGGGATATCGTTGGCAAAGTCAAGAGGGATCGTCCACGTTGTAGATGTGTCTACATTCGTTGCAATCGTCCCTGACTTACCTGCCCAGGCATAGCGCACGGTATGCTTAAAACTGGAGCTTTGACGGTTGATGTTTACGGTAACTGCACTGCCAATGTCCCCAGCGCTCACGCTTACAGAGCTTGAGCGTGGTATCGTTGAGAGCGTAAATGAGTTTCTATTGATTGAAAGTGTTCCCGGTGACCATCCACCACCACCGCTAAATGCAGCAGACAGCCCAAACGATTTTTTACCATCATTTTCATGTCTAATTGTTACTGTCTTATCAATCAGCATAATTGAGCTATTTTGACTCAGCATAGATGGACGACCTGACCAGCTCAAAGTCTGACCGTCAACGGTTACAGAGGCAGTACAGTCATAATCTGCAAATGTATGAGCACCGTTTGTCAAAGCAAGTCTTAGTCTTACTTGACTGCTATTATCAGATATATTTTGGGATACTTGGTCTACCCACAGTCTGAGATAATAGCTCCTATCATTATTTGACCAAAATTCAGCCATCATGCACCTCCTACATATCTAATCACGTTCATGTCTGCATTGAGATGGTACTGTTCCTCTCGATACCGTCCAATTTGCACGGTTTTAGAAAAGATACCATTTTCAATATGTATAACCCCTTGAGAGATATACATAACCTCAATCCCTGATGAAAACATTGAAATCCGTCCATTCGGACTAAACAGCATACTAGATGAACCGTCATTCTTACCAATGACTAACCCCTCATTTGATGAGCTCATGTAAGTATCAATGAAATTCCAGCGGTCAGACAATTCTCCTAAGTCTTTAGCGATATTAGAGACACGCTGACTAGCTGAAATCAAATCTTTCTCTGCTTGAACTCTAGCCGTTTCATTGGATTTAACAAAATCCTGATAAGCTTTAATCCAATTATCAAGTGTGTCAGCGCTAGCCTTGGCCTCTAACTCAGCTTGAATAACTCCAGCCTTTTCATTGAGAGCGTTGAGCTGTTCTTGAGTTAGACCTTGGTCGGCTTTAGAGTCTAATTGTTTTTGAGTCTCTGACCAGTGAGGTTGCCAGCTCGTCATTGGTATAGCTCCAACTGTTAAAACGGCCCAATCAGCATTACCAATCCCTTCGAGTTCTGCAGTGAAGAATGATACAACGTCTCCAGCGTTAAGGTTTTTCTTGGATGTAAAAGTAGCGCTCCAAACATCCAACTCAAAGCTATATGATAGCTTTATCCACTGCCAATTATCGCTAGAATTTTCACGAATTCCAAAAATAAGTGTACTGTTATCACCCCTCCACCATTTAGCGCTTAAAGTGTACTGCTTACCAGATTTTAAGGGTTCAGCCAAGACGAAGTCTTGCTGATGTTTATTTCTCCATCCAGTATTTGAGTCTAGTAAGATATTACCCGATTGCTCTGTTGTCCCAAATAAAGCTGTCCACTTATAACTTTCAGGATCCTGACTATCTGCCTCAGTGAAATCCGTTAGCGTACCTAAATAGCGCTTGTTAGTACTATCAGAGGTGCTAAAATCAGTACGACCATCAGCGGAGTTAGCCCAGGCTCGGTGAAAGTATGGAGTCCGTCCATCTGCTCCAGGTTTACCTGGAATACCTTGAGGTCCGTCTTTACCGTTTAAACCATCTGAGCCTCTCCACCTCGTCCAGCGATAGTCAGCAGGGTTGACACTATCAGTTGCATTAAAATCAACGTACACTCCTATATAAGCCTTGTCAGCGTTAGTCTGGCTAAATCCACTACCTGAGATAGTATCAGCATAAGCTATATGAGTGTACTGTGTACGACCGTCCGCTCCTCTAACTCCTGGAATACCTTGGTCACCCTTAACACCTTGCAAGCCTTGGAGTCCTTGGAGCCCACGTTCCCCACGGTCTCCCTTTTCGCCTTTAGGGCCAGGATCTCCTTTCGGTCCAGTGTCTCCTTTCGGACCTTGTAGCCCATCCGATGTATTAATGAGAGTCAACTGCTCAGAGGCTACCTCTTTGTTATCCACCCATGCTGATACCGTCAAAACCATCTTTTGATTGATGTCAGAGCCTCGGACAATGTAACTAGGGCTTGTGGCTTTGATTACACCATCAACGCCCCAACGCCATCCGCTGTTGATAACCTTATTCCCTCTCATGAGAGTAGGGGTCACAATGGTCTGACCTTGGCCATTTTTAAAGGCTATACCATTGTCTGTAGCTAGTTTGATAGTGTAGGGCTTAGCGTCCTCTATCATCCTGTCTAGTTGCTGCTGAATTCCTTGAGATAGACGATTTTCAAGCGCCTTAGCATTTGAAAAAGTCGTTTTATTGTTTCTAGGATTGGTAAAGCTGATGACTTGCTCAGATACCCTCATCTCAAGTAAAAGAGTAGGGCTAAAGCCGTCATCATAGACTTTTACCGTGTCTCCTATTTCAAGATCCGCAAAGCCCTCAGCCTCATAAGTGACTGCTGGATAACAGTTTTTCTTGAGCTCACGGTAGGCCGTTGAGCGGATAACCTCAGGATTTGAACTCTCTACAGTCATGTCTTTTCTTATCCACTGGTCAAGCTCTCCAGTAGCATGAGTGAAAGTAGATGGATACATCTGCATTGAAAGAGGGGCATACAAAGCAGCCCCTGACTGGTAAAACTCACGTTCTCCCTTTGCGTTGTTGACTGACCAAGGTCCAAGCCCCCTAATATCAACTACGTTGCCTTTATCATCCTTACCTGTTGGGACAATCGTATTATAGATACCAGTCTTATCAATCGTCCTAGTAATCGTCTTGAGGTTTTTACCATACTTCAAGATGGTTGGACTGATTTGTCCTACCCCTTGATGGGTATCATCGTGCTCGTGATAGATGTTAACCGTGAATGACTTGATAGAGCTGTCAGCGTTGAGACGCGTGTCAAACTCAATTTCTGCACCAAATTTCTTAGCTAGACTGAGTAGTCTGTTAAGTTTAGTGTCTGTGCCCTCCCACTCAGCAGAGATTTTCTTATTAGCAACCTCATTGATACCGATTTTCAAGAAAGTATAGTTAAGCAAGTCCATCTCCTCACAAAATTCCTTAAAGCTCATAGCCTTAGGCGATTTGTAAGGAATAGAGTACTCATTGATTAGCTCAAGGTTTAGGTTGATACCGTAGCATTTAATGACCTTCTCGTTTTCTTCAACCTTTCGGATTGTATACAGGTATGTCTTGCCTTTGTAATGGAATGACACAAATGCCTTCTCATTGAGAGAATTATAAGCCCTCTTTTTGCCTACATCTGAGATAATTGCCTTTTTAAAGACTGTAAAATCAAAGGTACTAGAACCAGTTTCCAGGTATCTTGTCCAGGTGTCATTGAAATAGTTCAATGTATCCTGTTTGTCATTGTCGATAAAAGCCACTTTTCTCAAATTTGAGTCATGTATTGTCAATAACATTGTTATAGATACCTTTCTTTAAATTCTACTTTGACAGTGGGTTTGGTCTTGACCCAACTTGAGCAATAGACCTCAAGCTGACTGTTTCCAGGTGGAATAGTCAAGAAACTTGAACCATCTACAACATCCACAATCTTCTCAAGGCCGTCCACTGTGACAGTGTCATTCTCGCTGTTTAGCACAACATTCGAGCCGATTGGATAGCGGTTAGGCACATCTCCGATTGTTTTGACAAAGTCTTTGCGATAATACAATTCATCAAGATACATATGAGAGACCATTGGATAATCTCGATATGCCCCCAATGTCACATGGATCTTAGCTGACTTTCTGCCCTTTATTTCAGGAACTGTGAAAGTAAAGTAAGAGCCACGATAAAAGACTTGTACCTTGTCATCATTCCGTTTCAAATCTGACCAGCCTCTAGCTACACTAAAAGGGTTAATGTCTCCTGTAGTGCTTCCGTCAAATTCCCAACGTTTCAGAATGTTATAGCTACCCTTGCCATCGCTAGCAAAGAAGTTATATTCACATTCTGAGCCCAGAGACCTTTTGAAACTCTCCACGCCGTATAAGAATTTATCGTTAGTGTCAGAAATAGTAATTTTAATAAAACCATACTGATTAAGAGCTTCAGACCAAAAGACTTGTCGCCACCAAAGATAATCGTTTAAAGACCCGATTTCTCCTACACTATCATTCGGGATAGTCCAAGTTAGACTAGTAGCATAGTTGTGTAATTTAGTTTCACCTCGTAGATTTTTTAATTTAATATGGGGACGCTCCCAGAGATTTATTCTTTCAGCGGTTCCTACCACATACTCCGTATTATCATTTGTAACGCCTTGATTTTTTAATGCTTGGGAAAAACCAGTTGAGATTTTATCGCCTCTAAAATCCATTAAGATTTCGGATTTCTTAACTATCCCTGTATCAGCCTCCTCACGGTCTCCAACTTCAAAGGCTCCGCTAGTATTAACCAGGCCTATATAGCCGTTTTCAGCGTTGTTTTTGACTGTTATCACAGGAAAAGCTGGGACGTTACCATTATTGACCAAATTAAAAACAACCTTGTCAGGTTGCTCTTGTCCGTTATCAAAACGCTTATAGGTTGAGCTGTGAGCTACTCCGTCAGGGATAATCAGGTCAAAACTGCCCTTTTGGAACCATCTAGTAATGTTGTCCATGTCCACAGAGCCAGATACTAGACCCATGTAATACTTGTCAGGCTCGTCTGAAATGACAATTTTGACAGCTTCAGAAGTGTTAAAAATGCCAGCTAGTTTGTGCTTAGCCGTTTCAAGTGTCATGCCGTTCCCATATTGCATGGCAAACTTGACTTTGATGATTTTAGCGCCTGTCCTTACCTCTTGCAGATTGACTCCCAAAAGTGGAGCGTCATTAGTAGTGATATGGCGCTCGTTACCTACTGGACGGATGATGTCTATAATGTCAATAA